GAAAACCAGTACGAAGCGACCGGCCGCAGCCTGGCCACGCTGCGGAAGGATCTCGTGCAGTCCCTCGCCCGGCGGTCTCGCAAGGGCGCTATCTGATGGCCCGGCGGACTCCGGCGAAGCGGAGCAAGGCCCGGGGCATCCCGGGGGGCGGTCAGTTCGGCGGCGTGACCAACGTAACCGGGACGGCGCGCGAGCCCGGCCTCGGCCGCCAGAATCCGCCGAAGGGACCGGGCCGGATCGGCAAGAACGTGGGACCGACCACGGTCACGCTGATCGGTCCGCTATGGGACGGCTCGGTCGATACCATGATCGACGACATGCTCGCCGAAATGGTCGAGGTCGCTGCGGCGCAAGGGTTCGCCGATGTGATGACCAGCCTTAACGAGCATATCCAGTTCCCGACCCCGTACTACGAAACGCAGATCAACATAGCCCGGGACGGCCGCGCGCTGGTCGTGAATGACCGGGACATCGTTTACGGGCCGTGGCTGGAAGGTGTCAGCTCGCGCAACAAGCGCACCCGGTTCAAGGGCTACGCGTCGTTCCGGAGGTCGGCGGCGAACCTGCGCCGCAAGCTTCCCGAGCTGCTCGCTCCTGTGGCGGCTCGCTGGACGGCGAGGTTCAACGGGCGATGACCGCACTTGATGACCGGATCGACGCGATCCTTGATGCTGTGAAGTCCCGTGTTGGCGGGCTCGGAGCGTTCGAGGCCATCCCGTTCCATGAACCAAAGACCGCGCCTGGCGGGGCGATAGCGGCGTTGTGGGTCGACGGAATCACTCCGGTCGGCACGGCATCGGGGCTCGATATCGCCTCGGCGGTGCTGGTCGTGCTGTGCCGGATATACGACCTGTTCAGCTCAGAACCACAGGATGACATCGACCCGCGGGTACTGAAAGCGGCGGCGGCCGTCATAGGTGCGTTCGTCGGCGAGTTCGACGTCAGCGAGACGGTACGCAACGTCGACATATTCGGGACCTACGGCACGGCACTCGCGGCGAAAGCTGGCTACGTCAACCAGGATGGCACCATGTACCGGGTTATGACCGTGTCGATTCCGTTGGTCGTTAATGACTTGTGGGCGGAGGTGGCCTGATGGGTAAGAGTACTGGCCTAGGTGACGGGTACTACCAACACGGCGTCGACCTCTCCGGCGACATCGCCGCGCTCAGTAGGGTTAGCGGCGGAAACTCGCCGCTGGAGTTGACCGGCATCGACAAGAGTGCTTTCGAGCGAGCTGGCGGCAAGCGCGACGGGAACATCGCACTCATGTCGTGGTTCAACCCGGCCATCGCGCCGAGCGCTCACGCGTCGTTCAGCGCGCTCCCGACGGCCGACGTCATCTCGACCTACCTGCGCGGTCGCTCGCTCGGCGATCAGGCGTTCTGTCTCAACGCCAAACAGGCGAACTACGATGGCACCCGCGGCGCCGATGGCTCGCTGACGTTCGCGGTCGACGCGATGGGCGACGGATTCGCCGGCGAGTGGTGCGCGAACTACACAGGCAAGCTGACTATCACATCGGCCGGAAACAGCGCCAGCGTCGATGCCGGCGCCGCGTCAAGCTTTGGCCTGCAGGCGTACTTGCATGTGTTCGACTTGGTCGGCACATCGGCAACGATCAAGCTGCAGTCGAGCAGCGATGACGGCGGCGGCGATGCGTACGCGGACATCTCGGGTGCGACCTTCGGCACCATCCTCGCCTCGGCCGATCCGACCGCGGTCCGAGTCGCGGTGACCGGCGCGATCGAGCGGTACATTCGAGTCAACATCGCGGGAACATTCTCATCGCTGACGTACGCCGTGTTCGTCAACCGCAACGAAGTGGCGGTGAGCTTCTGATGTTCAACCAGCAACCATTTCGGCTCACCCCGAAACTACCGGCGGCGGCGATGCGGACGTTCCAGATCAGTGCGCCCGTTGCGACCCACTACCGCCGGGCGACGTGCGACGAGTCCGGCTGTCTGGCGTACCGGCACGGGTGGGCGACCATGTGTGACGAACGCACGACGCTCGGGCAGGGCCAGGCGCACTACATCCGCAAGGACTCCGGCCGGCGGTTCACCGAGGCCCGGACGGAACTCGGCATCACGCGGTTCACGTTCGAACCCGGTCAGTCGTGTTTCGGGGCGGCCGAGCACCGCGTACCGCTGGATCGGCCCGAGTTCTTCATCGTCCGCGAGGGCGATTGGCGAGGCAACCCGCGCGGTATCGAGCCGCGCGTCCATGCCAGCGCGGATGACTGGGTCGATGAGTTCGCCAACCATCAGGACAAGCTAGCTCGCGCTATCGAAGAGGGGTGAAAGTATGGCCAAGCAAACGGGCCTAGGCTGGACGACGCTGTCGGTGGACGATTCCGGCGGGTCAGCTCAGGTGATCAAGAACGACATCACGAACATGCAGTTCGCTACGCCACGCGGTGTGCAGGATGTGACCGGCATCGACAAGTCGGCAATCGAGCGGTTGCTACTGCTCGCCGATGCGTCGATGACGCTGAACGGCGTGTTCAACGTCAGTTCCGGCCAGTCGCACGCCGTGTTCAAGACGGTACCGAGCACGTCGGTCGCCCGGACCGTGACCAACACGGTTGGCGGCGTGACGCTGGCGTGCGAGATGCTGCCCACCGACTACAGCCTCAACCGCTCGCAGACGGGCGAGCTGACATGGACTGTGCCGCTGGTTCTCGCCGACGGCGCCGTACCGACCTGGGCCTAACGAGATGGCCTATAACCATGACCGCCAGCGGGTCCGGGTGCGGTTCGAGGATCCGGACCCGCTGGCGGGGCTGACCATGGTGCTCTGGACGGCATCGGTGGACGACTACATCCGGCTAGGCAAGATCGAGGATGGCGAGCCGACACCCGAGCGGGTCGAAACGCTCTGTGAGGCCATGGGGCCGATGTTGGTTGAGTGGGACCTAACACAGAACGGCGAGCCCGTACCGGCGACCACGGCCGGCCTACGGTCCCTCTCCGTACCGCTCGCGGTGCGGCTCGCCGGCGAGTGGCTGTCTGCGGTTGCGCGGGTACCGGCCCCTTTAGGGCAGTCATCCTCCGATGGCGAGCCGTCGGCGGAGGGGTCGATACCCATGGAAGTACTCTCGCCGAGCCCCCCGAGCTGACCGAAGCGCGCTGGATCCTCGCGCAGTGCGAGCGGTTCCGCTGCCTGCCGAGCCAGCTCAAAGCCGAGTCGGCTGACCTGATTCGATATCTGGAGCTGGAAGGATTGGGGGTGGCCGATGTCTAACGACGTCGAGATTCGGGTTACCGGACAGAACCAGTCCGGCCCGGCTCTCGCGGCCGCCCGCAAGGACACGAAGGCTGTTACCGACACGGTCGAGGCGACCGGCAAGGCGTACGTCAAGGCAGGCAAGGATGCCAGCGGGTTCGGCCGGGAAGCTCGCGCGGCCGGCGCAGCGGCGGCCGGAGTGCTCGGCGCCGAACTGATCAAGAGCGGCGCGGCCAAAGCGGTCGAGGGCATCAAGTCGACCATTCGAGCCGCGTCCGACCTGAACGAATCCGTGAACGCCGTTCAGGATGTGTTCCACAAGAACTCGACCGTAGTCGAACAATGGGGCCAGAAAAACGCCGAGGCGTTCGGCCTCTCACTGCGCGAGTTCAACCAGTACGCGACGCCGCTCGGCGCGATGCTCAAAAACGCTGGTCTATCCGAAGATCAGGTAACCGAGCAAACGATCAAGCTGACGCAGCGCGCGGCCGACATGGCATCGGTGTTTAACGTCGACGTCGGCACGGCGCTGGAAGCGATCCAGGCTGGACTACGGGGCGAGCAGGATCCGCTAGAAAAGTTTGGCGTCAGCCTGTCGGCGGCGAAGGTGCAAGCTCGCGCGCTGGCGGATACCGGCAAACAGAATGTCACGGCGCTGACCGCGCAAGAACTGGCGACGGCTCGACTCAACATCATCTATGACCAGACAAACGACACCGCCGGCGACTTCCAGAACACGAGCACGGGGCTAGCCAACGCGACCCGCAAGGCCAACGCAGCGATCGAGGACGCGAAGGCCAACATCGGCGCGGCGTTTCTGCCCGTGCTGGCGTTGGGCGCCCAGACAACGGAGAAATTCGCCAAGGGCATGTCGGCCGTCCCGACACCCGTGCTCGTAACGGCCGCCGCGGTTGTCGCGCTCGGCGGTGCGTTCGTGTTCCTGGCACCGAAGATCAAGTCGGGCAAGGAAGCGCTCGACGCGTTGATCAACTCTGACAGCAAGGTCGCGTCGGGTTTCGGGAAGTCGCTCGTTGCGATCGGCAAGGTCAGCGCGGCACTGGCGGCCGTTCAGGTGATCGGCTCGATCGTTGGTAGTCAGGTGTTCAAGAACGACCTGACACCGAACGTCGAGGCGAGTGCGAACAGCCTGAACGCATGGGCTGCAAAGGCGAAGCTCGCCGGCGAAGGTGCTCGCCTGTTCGGCGACAACGCGAAGGATCTTGACGGCGCGCTTGCCTACGCCACGGCGCATGGTGGCGCCGCGGTGGTCAACAAGATCGATGAGATTTCGACCGGCCTGATAGGCATGGACGGGTGGGTCGATGAGAGCAACAACCGCGTAAAGGCGTTCGACGCGACCCTGACCTACATGGCGCAGAACGGCCAGGCAACGCAAGCGCTGCAGCTGTTCGAGGACACGGCCAGGCGTACCGGCATCCCGATCGATGACCTGAAAAAGGCACTCCCGCAGTTCGCGGCGGCGATGCAGGTCGCGGGGGTGGCGGTCAACAACACGGGCGCCGCTGCGGCTGCTGCTGCGCAGGATGTGAGCGAACTCAACAAGTCGTTTCACGACACCATCGACTCGGCTTTCTCGCTGTCCGATGCCGAGGATAAGGTCGCGAACGACATCGCCCGCGTGGCCGATCAGGTCAAGGCGCAAAAGGACGCTCACGACAAGGGCGCCGGCTCGCTCGACCGCCATACGCAGGCCGGCCGGGACAACGCAGCCATGCTGCGCACGCTGCTGGACGACACGATCGACCTCGCGACCGCCGAGCAGCAAGCGGGGCGGCCGGTCGACGGACTCAAAAAGTCGTTTCAGGATCAACTGAAAGCGCTAGGGTTCACCTCGGCGCAGGTAGCCGAGTACACCGACCTACTCGATCAGATGATCAAGAAGCTCGACGCGCTACCGCCCACCGTGACCACGAACGTCATCGTCCGGACGTCCTACTCTGGCGCGGCCGGAAACCTCGGCTACGTGCACGGCAACGCGTCCGGCGGTATCGGTGGCGGTTCGTTCCCGCACGCGGCCGAGGGCGGTCCGCAGATGGGCTCGACACCGACCATGATGAACGAACACGGCGGCGAGCTGCTGCACCTTCCGTGGGGCGCCACCGTGTTCAGCAGCTCGCAGAGTCGGTCGATGCTGGAACGGGGCGACGCGCTCGACGGCCGCGGTCCGGGCGGGGGTGGCGGCTCGACTGAGCTGCTGGTCCGCGGCGACGGTTCGCGCTTCGCCGAGCTGCTGATCTACGTGCTGCAGCAAGCCGTATCGGCCCGGGGCGGTCAGGCCGGCATCCTCGGTATCAGATTCGCCCCGACCGGATAGGAGAGATCATGCAAGACGGATACGTTGGCCTGGTCGCATGGACCGACAAGGCCGCTACGGCACTCGCGTCGTCCAGCTCGGAGACGTCGCTGCTGCTCGGTACGGCCGGCAAGTGGACCATGCCGGGCGGGTTCGTTGAGAAACAGGGCAAGTACGCCCGAGTCAAGGCGGCCGGCCGAATCTCGACCGTGGTCACTACCCCGGGAACGTTCACGTTCAAAGTCAAGGCCGGCTCGACCGCGATCGCTACAAGTCAGGCCATGCCGCTCAACGTGATCGCCAAGACTAACGTCACGTGGTGGCTGGATCTGCTGCTGACCTCGCGGGCGATCGGCGACGGCACGCTGACAACCGTCATGGCCAATGGGCTCTGGACGACCGAGGCGATCCTCGCGTCGGCCGCCGCGTCCGCCGGCGGTATCTCGGCCGAGCCGTGGCAGACCTCGGCGCCGGTCGTCGGTACCGGGTTCGACGCGACCGTTGCCAACGTCATCGACCTCACCGGTACGTGGTCGGTCAACTCGGCCTCGAACTCGATTCAGGTCGAGCAATACACGCTGGAGTGGTTGAACTAGTGGCCGGCCCGATCGCCCGCAAGCATCGCCGTCCCGGCGCCTGGCGAACCGGGGCACGTCTGCGCGGGTCGACCGACGCGATCGACCCGAGTTCTATCACCTTCGGCCAGCCCGGGGTAAACCTGACGATCGCGCTCTACGCGGCCATCGGGCAGGATCCGAACCAGGATCCTGACTTGCTGATCTGGACGGCGATCAATCCGAACTACATCCTCTGGCGTGACAAGATCAGGTGCTCGCGCGGCCGGACCCCGGGCCAGACGCAGGCCAACCCGAGCATGATGTCGCTGTCACTCAAGAACGCGCTCGGGCGGTTCTTGTGGGGACTCGGGACGATGATCCGGTTCGAGGTGCAACCAGCGACCGGGCCAGCCTTCGCGCCCGTGACCCGGTTCACCGGTCAGGTCACCACGTTCAACCCGAGGCAGGACACCTCCGGCAATGACCGCTGGATCCAGGTGCAGGCAACGGGAGTGCTGCAGCGCTACGGCCGCGGATCCTCGCCAGCTCACTCGGCGACGTGGTCGAGCATCCGCTCATCGGCCCGGTCGTCCCTCGGTCCCGGCGGTGTCGAGTCGACGGATCCGCTCCGGGGCATTCCCGGATACGGGCAGCCTGGTTTCTGGTGGCCGTGCGAGGACGGCGAGACGGCCACCTCGGCGGCGACGGCCATTGAGGGCGGCACCGACATGACCGCCTCGGCCTCGGTGCGCTTCGCCGGCGCCTCGGTCCCGACCGGCATCACCGCGGCGCCCGACCTGACGCTCGGGTACCTGACCGGTCGGTCGATCATGTGGGTAAGCGTCGAAGCGTGGGCGGTCGCGTTCTATTTCCAGGTGACCGACACGTGCGTGCCGCTGCGGTTCACGACCAATTCGCCGGCCGCGCTCGACTGGCGCGTAACGGTCGACCCAACGGGCGTATGGCTGGTCATCGACGGCCGCGCGCCAGTCGCCATCGCCAGTGCGGCCACATACACCGATGGCGAATGGCACTCCTGTTTGGTCACCGCGGACACGACATCCTCGCCGGGCTCGCTCAGCATCGGGCTCACGATCGACGGCACCGACCAGGCTTTCGCAAGCTTCGCGGCGACGACCGCCGGAGTGGTCGACATCGTCACGGCCAATTTCGGCCAGCTCGCCGCGTGCAAGTCGGTGGCGCAGGTAGCGGGCGGGCCGATCGCCGTCTTTGTGGGAACTGACGCACTGGCCGGATACCCGTCCGAGGCGAGCATGGCTCGCGCGTACCGGGTGGCGCAGAACGCCAATATTCCGCTCAGCATCGCCGGCGACGGTACCGGGTTCGAGGGCATACCCGACGCGCGTGGCCTGTTCGAGTTCTCTGCTGCGATGGGTCCGCAAGGTCGACAGAGCGACCTTGCGATCCTGCGCGAGGTCGAAGAGTCCGAGGACGGGATGCTGTACGAACGACTGTCCGGCCAGCTCGGGTTGCTCTGGCACGACCAAATGGAGAACCTACCGGTAGCGCTGTCGCTGCGTATCGGGCAGGGCGGAAACGCGCAGGTACTTCCGCCGTTCGATCCGCTGATCGATGATCAACGCCTGTTCAACGACATCACGGTATCGGCCACGACCGGATCATCGGCGCGCGACGTTGAGCAAGACCTACCGCTCGGCGTTCCCGGGGTGGGGCGCTACGATACGACGCTGTCAATGAATCTCGGGCCGGATGCGTTCGGCAGTACGAGCGGCGGCCCGGCGCAGCGTGCGTCATTCGAGGTCGGCCGATTCACCACCAACGAGCCCCGGTACGAGCAGGTCGAGTTCAACCTCGCCAAGTCTCCCGAGCTTATCGAGACGTGGGCGTACGGGACCGGGGCGACCGGCTACCGCGGCGACCCGCTCGGAATGCGCGCAGAGATCACGAACCAGAATCCCACCGTGGCACTCTGGCCGGCCGACCAAATGATCATCGGGTACGCCGAGGAGTTCGACCAGCGCAACTGGATCGTAACGGCGTACATGACGGCTTACGCGCCTTATCGGACATTCACCGTAGAATCCGCCGATGAGAACCTAGGCCGCGTCGACAACCCGGGCAGTGCGCTGGTCGGGGCGATCACGGATGACGCGAGCTTGACCTCGATCCAGGTGTCATCGCCCGGCGCGCTCTGGCGCGTCACTACGCCCGGCGGGTTGGTGCTGTCCGGGGCGGCCGGTACGTACGCGTCCACCCCGGACGCCGCCGCGCTCGACATCGCCGGCGACATCGACATACGGGCCGATGCGACGCTGCCCGACTGGACTCCGGCCGGCGCGGCCATGGCACTCGTGTCGAAGCGAGGCGCGGCCGGCCAGCGGAGCTATCGGCTGGAAGTCCAGACCACGGGCGTACTTCTGCTGATGTGGAGCAATGACGGAACGACGATCCTGCAGGATGCCTCGACGGTTGCGGCGCCCGTGACCGATGGCCAACGCCTCGCCGTCCGCGCGACTCTCGACGTCGACAACGGCGCCGCTGGCCATACGACCACGTTCTACACCGCGTCGGCGATCGATGGGACATGGACGCAGCTTGGCGCACCGGTCACCACCGCTGGCACAACGAGCATTTTCAATAGCACGTCGCCAGTCGAGGTCGGTTCGTACAATGGCGGGCTGTCCGACATCCTCGCCGGCATCGTTCACGCCGCAGAGATTCGCAGCGGAATCGGCGGTACGGTGGTCGCCGATCCGTCGTTCGCGAGCCAGCCGTCTGGAACGGCCAGTTTCACGGACGCGGCCGGCCTGCTCTGGACGCTCAACGGGACGGCCGCCATTCGGCCCACCGTGGAACCGGTATCGTATCCGCTCGCCATCGACGGTAAGCCGGTCGAGCGGGTCGAGGTCGTGTCGATAGTCGGATCCAGCTCGCCGCAGACGTTCACCATCACCCGGCATGCCGGACTCACCGTGCCGCACCTCGACGGCGCCAGCGTCACGCTCTGGCGGCCCGGAGTGGTGGCGCTTCACAGTAGGGGAACCTTCACATGACCTTGCCGAGTTCCATTCTCGCCGGCGACCGCCCGAGCGGTGATCAGTTCGCAGCCATCCTCACCGCCGCGTCGGCCGGCTCGACCGTGCCGGACGTCCAGGTGTTCACCGCCGGCGGCACATGGACCAAGCCAGCCAACGCGCTGTTTTGCCGGATCCAGGTGCAGGGCGGCGGGGGCGGCGGGGGTTCGTCCAGCGCTGCCAGTGCTGGCCAGAGTTCGAAGGGCGGCGGCGGCGGCGGCGGCGGGTACTCCGAATCGATCCTCGCGGCGAGCGGGCTGACGTCGACGGTAGCCGTGACGGTTGGCGCCGGCGGTGCGACGGACGCGAACGGCGCCGCGAGTTCGTTCGGCGCCTACGTCACGGCCAACGGCGGCTCGGCCGGCGCGAGCGTTGGCAGCAACGCGACGAACGGGTTCGGCATCAGTGGTGGCGCCGGCGGTGTGGCCGGGACCGGGCTGGTTGCGATCGTGGGCGGCGGGGGTGGCTACGGCTACTCGAACACGACTCTCGCGGCCGGCGGTCAGGGCGGCTCGGCTTTCCTCGGCGGGGGCGGTCAGGGGATCGCTACCGGCTCGACCGCGGTCGCCGGCTCGGGAGTTGCCGGCGGCCGGTACGGCGGGGGTGGCGGCGGTGCGTTCAGCACGGCATCCGCTGGCGGAGCGAACGGCGGCACGGGTGGCGCCGGCCTTGTGGTCGTAACGACCTACTTCTAGGGGTGGATCATGGTTACCGAGCTGTGTGACTATTCGTTCAGCCCGCCATCCGTCGGCGGGCTGGTCGGGGTCGGCATCAAGGGCGCCGGCCGCTACGTCGGACCGGGCAGCCAGCCGAAGCACCTCACCGCACGGGAGCGCGACGCGCTGCTCGCGGCCGGGCTCTGCGTCTGGCTGCTGGTCGAGGGGGCGGCAAAGGATGCGCTCGCCGGCACCAGCGTCGGTGCGTACCATGGTCGACTCGGTGTCAGCGAGGCGCAGAGCCTCGCCGCGCCGCGGGGGGCGGTACTGGTCGGCAACGTCGATTGGGACGTCTCTGCGGCCGAATGGCCAGCCGTAGCGGCGTACTTCCGGGCCTATGCCGGACCGGTCCGGGCGGCCGGGTACCGGGTCGGCCTGTACGGCGGGCTCAACGCGATCACGTGGGCGGCTCGCGACCGACTCGCCGACATCCTGATGCAGACTTACGGGTGGTCGCGACGGGTAGTCAACGGGGTAAGTCAGGTCGTCTGGCACCCGGCCGCCCAGATTCAGCAGTACCGCAACGGCGTCAAAATCGGCGGCGGCGACATCGATCTGTGCCGCGCCGTGGTTGACGATTTCGGTCAATGGGGACAGGGAGGATCGGCTGTGACTCAACCGGGACCAAAAGCGACGTGGGACTACTCGATAGGCTCGCCGTCGCTCGGCCAGACAATGGCCGCAGGCGACTGGCTCAAATACGCGTACAGCGGTGCTCAGGCGGCGGCGGCTGCGGCTGCCAGCTCGGCGCACGCCGCGGAGGTTCTAGACAGGCTGGTCGCCAGCGGTAGCGCCTCGCCGGATACGGTGGCGATCGTGGCGGCGATCAAGGCCGACGGCGATCGGACGCGCGCGGCGATCGCCGAGTTGACGGCCGCGCTCCACTCATCGGCGGCGGCCGTTATCGAAAGCCTGCCCGTTCCGCCCGCGTAAGTCCGAATGACCGATGCCGGACTCCGGCCGAGAGGATGGATCATGGCACTCGTGATCGACGGTTCGCAGCTGACCGCCGTGGTTGCGGCCATTGCCTCGGCCGGATTGACGGCGCTGACGTATTCGATCAAGTACGGCCGCAAGCTGTCGCCGCTGCTCAAAATGCTGGTCGAGTTCCGGCGGGACTGGCAGGGCGAGCCGGAGCGTCCGGGCTATCCCGCGCGCCCGGGGATGGCCGAGCGGACCTTGCTGCTGGAACGTCGCCAGCAAGCCATACTCGCCGAGCTGCAGGCCAACGGCGGCGGCTCGCTGCGGGACGCGGTACGGCGGATCGAGCAGGCGCAGCGGGCGACCGCTGTAACCATCGGTGCGCCGATCCTGCCGCTACCGCCGGCCGAGGTGCGCCAGCTCGCCGAGTCCGGCCATCTGATCGAGCTGGAACGGCGACAGCAAGAAGCGCAGTCACCGCAGCATCAGCCAGCCGCGTAATCCTCGAGCAGAGAGACAAAACGGACATGAGTCATTACGACGGTTACCCGGCCGGCGACGCGACGCAGATCCTCCCGACCTCGCCGGCGGCGGTCGGGCCGATCCTGACCGTTCAGGCGGCCGCGCCTGGCGGCGTTCAGCCGACCGCCGCAACGTCCGTCCAGCCGTTCGGCCTGCAGCCCATCGCCGGCGAGCTGGCGCAGACCGCACCGACGCAGACTGTCTACCACTGGCGCGCCGTGGTGCGGACCGTGGTCGCCATGGCGCTCGGGTTCTTGCCGTTGCTGCCCGAGGTGCTGCTCGGCCTGCACCTCGACGGGACGGCCATCGGTGCGCAGGTCATCGTCGCCGGCGCCGCGGTGACCCGCGTGCTCGCCATGCCCGACGTCGAGGTCTGGCTCAAAACGTGGGCACCGTGGCTGTCCGCGCAACCGCCCCTGTCGCATCAGGACGGCACGGCCGGCCGCTGAACGGCCCCCTACCGAACGAACTCGACCCCCGGGCAACGTTGCCCGGGGGTCGAGTCTCTGCGCGTCACAGCGATACTAGGTCAGGCTGGGCCTTCGATGGCAACCGTCCAGTACGCAACGGCGTCAAGCGGGAACGGCCGTCCTGTGCTGTTGATCTCGGTCGTATGGCTGTCGGCCGCCATACCGGGCCGGCCGTCGGTGTGCTCCCACCGAACGTCGATAGTGGTACCCACATCGGCCCTAAGATCGGTCTGAGCGTGCGCCGTAATCTTGGCCACCGAGCCGACTGGCCAGGAGATGTCGCGCGCCCATGGGTTTTCCGTCATGTGGAGACGTTCCATATCGGTCCAGTTGAGCGGCGGATCGCCGTGAGCGTCCTCCCCAATCACCGAGATGACCACGTTAGGCCAGTGCGGCGACTCGGCCGGGACGATGAGATTACCCTTGGAATCCCGAATGGTCACGATCAGATGTGCGTGCGCGGTCGGCACTCCCGGTGCGCCCGGGACTCGCGAGCCCGGTACGGGACCGCAAGCCGTCAGCGCTACGCCGAGCAGCGCCAGCACGGCGGCGGCCCAGAATCGACGGTTCATGTCAGCCCGCCACGGGTACGGCGCCGGCGCCCGGAGCGAGATGTAACCGGGCCTTGCACTGAACGGTCTTCGTGTGCGGGCTGTCGACCGGAATCAGCGTCCGCAGTACGAGCATGTGCTCGGCGAAGATGGCGCACCCGAGCGTTACCGGGTGGGCGTAGTCGTCGGTCCCGTCGGGCTCGTACGAAGCGATGACGCTGACGTCGATCGTGTTGACCGGTCCCTCTTTCAGGGAGTACGGAATCGATACCAGATTCTCCCACGGGGTAGCCGTTGCGGCCCGGTCATAGGGGTTGGCCAGCGGCGCGCCCGTCTTGTTGTCCTGAATCTGCAGGGTGCCGGTCAGGTTGCTGGACACGTAGTAATGCAGGCCGATCGGCGCGAGCTGGCCGTATCGACACAGCAGCGGCGTACTCGGGTTGCCTCGGAACGCGAACACGATCGTCCGGATCCGGGCGTACTTCGCCTTGCTCTCGTACCCCGGGGCGGGCTCCTGCTCGGTCTTCGGCACGTCGCATCCGGCCGAGTTGCCGACGACATCCTGATCGGTGCCGGGTGGCGGGTCGACGGCGAGCGGGTTGCCGAAGAAATCAGTGTTATCCCCGTTCGAGCTGAACGGCGGTCGGGCTGCCTGGTTGAACCCATGCGAGGGGGTCGAGTTGAACTGGCCCGGATGACACGCGGCGGTGAGCGTGAGCAGTAGGGCAAGTGCGGTGATGCGGCGGATCACTGGAAACCTCCAAGTAGTGAGTCGATCGTTCGCCAGAACCCATACCAGGATCCTGGATCGCTGTTACGCCACCACACAGCTAGGGCGACGCAGCCAACGGCCGCGAGAGCGGATGCAACGCGTTTCATTGCTTCCCTTCATTTAGATGTATGAGCCCCGGTCTACAGCATAGCCCACCCGAGGTATCCGGGTGGGCCGAATGCCGTTGTCTTTGTCAGAACGCGTAGTCAGAGTAACCGTGCAGGATCGCCGCGGTGATGCGCGAGATTCGGTCAGCTGGCCACGCGTCGACGTCCGATTGCATTTTGAGAATCTGCTCGACCATGAACGCGTCGTGCTCGCGTCGCTCCTGCTCGACCTGCTCGGCGACCTCGCGCTCATCAAGCAACATCTGGGCGACGCACTCGGCGACACTCATGTGCGCGTTGTCGTTCGCGATGCCGAGGACTCGGGCGAACTGAGCGGCACTCACGCCGTAGGTGTGTCGGGCAGCCTCGAACGCCGCGGTCCGGATGTGCACCGCGGTCGCCATCTCGGCGATTTCAGAGTCGGCGGCCGAGGTCACCGCGAGTCGCGCGCGGACCAGGATTTCACAGACTGCCTTGTTGTTCTCTGTCATGTGGGCGATGCCGGGCTGCTGTTCGCCGTCCGGCTCGACCTCGCCGGCGCCGGCGGTACGGGTGAGCTGATCCCATCGCGCGACGGCCGCGGTGTACCAACTCTCGGAGCGCGAGCCGTCCGCGTTCTTGCCGTACCGTTCGTCCGCGTAGTCCGCTGCTCGCTGGATCGCCTGATGCTTGCCGGCGGTGTCCGACGCACTGCGGATCGCTGCCCACATGCTTGCCTGAGTGAGTGCCATGATCTGGAATCCTTTCGGGGGTGGCGGGCCGGTCCTCGCCGAGGACCGGCCCAGAATGGCTAGGGGGGCTAGCTTGTCCAGCGCGCGCAGTGCGGCTCGTGAGGGCGCTGGTTTGAGTGGCTGGCGCCGCACGTGCACGGCCGTGAACTGTCGGTCTGATTGGGCGCGACAGGCAACGCCTCGCCGATGAATAGCTCATCGCACGCAAGGCAAAACCCACGGCGACATGCC